ATAAGAGAAAATTTATTAGAAGAAGGAATAAGACCAATAAAAGATGCTAAAGTTAAATTAGTAAGTGTAGTTCATGATGAATGTAGTATTGAAGCACCAAAAGATGAAGCTGATTATTTTGGTTCTATACAAAAATCATGTATGAAAAAAGCTGTAGATCTATTAGTATCTAAAGTTGAAATACCAGTAGATCAAGCTATATTAGATTATTGGGATCATTAAATTAGAAACTATGGAAAAACAAATAATTCAAAAATTAATAGATTCTTTAGAAGGTGTAATATACAATTTGCCTAATGATGAATACTTAGAAGAAAATATAAAAGAAGCTGAAAAAGAAATGCAATCAGCTAAAAATTATTTAAAAGAAGAAAAAATTAAAAGTATAAGACAAAGAATACATAGTGAATATAGAAAACATCATACTATTGATTGGATGGAAGTAGCTGCTAGAAAAATATATAGTGAATTTTTTAATGATTAATTTAAAAACTATGAAAGTAGAAATTAGAAAATCAAATATTTTCAGAAAACCTATCAGATATTTAACATTTGCAAATACTTTAATAATAGATTTTCCAAATATATTAAATTTGCCAAAATTATTTAAATATGGTATTAAATATCCAATACTATATTGGTTTAATAGAAAATCCAGATCAAATATATGTGAATGTGGTCATATGGCTTATGAACATCATGGTGGTGTTATAACAAATATAAACTATTCATACAGTCCTATACAAATAAATGGTACTATAAGACAAGAATGCGAACATAATGGGTTCAATGGTATTGAAATGCCTGATGAAGATGGATCTGTATGTAAATGTAGTAAATACATGGATAAAAATTGGATATTTAAATTAAATAATAACTATAAGTATAAAATAGATTGGAAAAATTTAAAATACTTAATACCTAAAAAAATTAAAAAGTTTAATCCTTATTTAGAAATAGCTTTCGTTCCTTTAGAATGGTCATTTACACCTAAATATAATAATAATAGTCATGTATATGATATTGATTGGCTATGCTTTAGCTTTAGGTATTATAATATAGAATAATGAAAACAATTAAAGATATAAAGCCAAAAGAAATAAAATCTAATGATTTTGAAGTAAAAATAGAATTTACAAATCATGAAAAATATGGTTTAGTTTATAAGAATTCTTATTTATATATAAAATGTAATCAAGATAATTTTAATATATTAGAAATAGATACTAAATTTGATAATACATATGAAATATCTTTAGATACTCTAGAATGGCTTTATTATAATAATAGGTTACTGAAAAAAGATAAACGTAAGATAAAGATGATAATAAATCAATTAAAATTAACCAAAAATGACAAACAATGAGAAAAATATTATCAGATTATTAATTGATATTATTAGAGATAATATCTCAAAAGATCAAAGAAAAAATTACAGTATGATTCAAAGATCTCTTAATATCCTTACACCATTAGAATTATCTAAAGAAGAATTAGCACAAGCAGATGAAATGTTTAGGAATAAATTATTGCTAAATATTTGGTACAAAAAGATGGAATCAAAAACATTTAAAGATCCTTACTCTGATTTAAATAGATTTGAAGAAGAAATTGATAGAAGAAAAAAGGAACAAGAGAAGAAAAGAGATCGTATAAATAATTTTGTAGAATCATATTTAAAAGAAAAATTTAAATACATGAGATGATACTATGGAAGTAGATATTAAAATTCTTAAAGACTATAATATTTCACCAAATCAATACATCTTATCATATCTACTTCATAAAAATGATTATATAGATTTTCATAACATAAAAAATTTAATTGGTGAAGAAAAATTAATAGAAGAATTAAGCAGTTTAGAGGATAAAGGTTTTATTGAAATAAAAAAAGACTCAGATCCATTAAATACTTCTAATATAAAAGTAAGGAATAAATTCCTATTTATAATAGAAGAAGGAGATTATTTTGATGAACTTTTAGAAAGTTATCCTACTAAAGTATTCAGGCCAGATGGTACAAAAGACTATCTTAGGTCTGATGTTAGAAGATGTAGAAAAAATTATAATAAAATAGCTTCATCTAGAAAAAAACATGAACGTATATTAAAAGCGTTAGAGTTTGAAAAGAAAATAAGAGAGATGGAGGGTTCTTGGAAATATATGAAAAAACTTCCTAAATGGCTTTCATCCGAAGAATGGAGAATATTTGAAGAGAGGATGAAAGATGAACAGGAAAAAAGCTCAGAAGGACAATTAGGTTATGGGCACAGCGTCAAATAGTTCCCTTACGTATAAACATATAGCACATCCGACTAAAGAAATATTATCTTATATAGATAATAGGAGAAAAGGGAATATAAGATCATTGAGTACTAGATGGGAAAAATTCAACGACTTATGTATGGGTGGGATTGAGCCAAATACTATTTATACTGTAGCGGGTATAAGTGGTAGCGGTAAATCAGCCTTTGCAAATAGTCTTGAAACTGATTTATTTGAATTAAATAATGACAAAGATTTTGTAGTACTTTCTTTCAACTTTGAAATGCTTGCCAGTAAACAAGTAGGGAGAAAACTCAGTCATAAAATAAGTAAAACAACACAAGAATTATATTCGGGGAAAACAGAACAACAATTGACTGATGAAGAATATAACCGAGTTGTGAAAGAAGCTGAAAATATAAAAGATTATCCAATATATTATGTGGATACTCCAGGAACTCCTGAACAAATAAAAAATACAATAATTTCTTTTTCAAATCAAGAACATATAAAAGATAAGTGGGTAGTAATAATGTTAGATCATACACTTTTAACTAGGGGAAAAAGTGGAGAAAAGGAAAGAGAAATACTCGCCGAATTACAGTATATGTTCATGGAAATGAAGAAATATAGATACAATACAATTATTCAATTATCTCAAATGAATAGAGAAATAGAAGCAAAAGAACGTATCTTAAATAATACAATGCATTTTCCAGTAAGAAGAGATATATTTGGAGGTGATAGTGTATTTCAAGCTAGTGACTACTTAATAGTATTACATAGACCTGAAATGCTTAATATCAGCTCATACGGGCCAGAAGGATGGCCTGTAAAAGATTTAATATATATGCACTTTTTAAAGATAAGAGAAGGAAGTCCCGGTATATTAGTATTCAAAAACAATTTAAAATATAACCGGATAGATAATTATAATATTAACTAAACATTTAAAATTTACTATTATGAATACCACTATGGTAATTGACATGACAAAAACTGTTAACAATCGCACAGCAAAATTCTACATGGATCGGGTAATGGAACACGTTAATGAACTGGGACTTACAACTGCTGGAGAAGATTTTCCACCTGTAAAATCTCCTGTCGATGAAGCTGGATTTGGTAACTTGCTAACAGTAGGCACTGCACCAAATCATGATGTAGAATGGATCCGCCGACCAGAATTTGCATGTGAAAAAGGATATAAGCCGGTTTATGATATTATTGAAGACTACAATGATATTGTTAAAAAACTTATTCAATATGCAGAAGAGAAAAATACTATTAATCTTAGGTATGGTGGTAAAGTAACCTTCCATGACGGGTTTATCAAAGTAGGTATTGAGATTGTTACTTACGATGAACTTTACAAGATTGCTCGTAAATTATAATATATAAGTTAAACTAGTAATTTAACTAATTGGGGTGCTGCCCACACGGAGCTCACACTTAAACCACTTAATCTGAATAGGGCCCAATTAGTTATTTTAATTAAAATAGGATAGGATAGATATGGCTAGAGAATCATACAATATAGCAATTGTAGGGCCTTCAGGCAGAGGTAAAACAATGTCTCTTAGAAATTTGGATCCAGATAGTACAGGGATAATAAATATTGAAGGTAAACCTTTACCTTTCAAAAATAATTTTAAATATTATGATACTCCAAAAAGTTGGAATGAAGCTTATGATAAATTAATTGAATATGCTAAAAATGATAAGCTAAATACTGTAGTATTAGAAGACTTTAATTCATATATAGATAGTTTGTTAGCATCAGCTAGACAAATTAAAAAAGGATTTGAAGTTTTCAATTATTATAATACAAAAATAGGAGAATTAATGTATGTATTAAAAAGATATCCAAAAGATATTTTTATGATAGCACATACAGAGAAGCTAGAAACAGATTTAGGAGTATCAGAAGAAAGAATTGCTGTAAAAGGCAAAGAATGGAAAGGAGACATCGAAAAAGATTTTACAATTGTAAATTATGCTGATGTAGAAATCAAAGATGATTCAGAACGTGACTATTTTTTCAGATTAAATTCAGATGGTATTATATCAGCAAAAACACCACCAATGTTGTTTGAAGGTAAAGACAAAATACCCAATGATTGCAAATTAATAATAGACGAATTAAACGATAAATTAAACTAATAGTCACGTTAAAAATATAATACACTATGGCATATACAATGAATAAAGACGTACCAGTAGAAGGTAATGGCAGTGCTTTTTTAGATGCTGGTATTCATGAAAATATAAAACTAACAGATGTTAGATACGACGAATCTAAAAATGGTAATAAATTTATAGCATTTTACTTCCAAGATGAAAATGGAAATCAGGTACCAAAAACTGAATGGGGACCAAAAGGAGAAGGAGAAGACTTAGAGAGAAAACAAGCTAATGTAATGCAAAGGCTTAAACATATAGCTGTTAATTCAGGAATTTTGAGTGAAGATGAATTTCAATTTTCAGTAGATTCATTTGAAGAACTAGGTAAGAAAGTAGAAGAGTTATTGAAATCCAAAAAAGATCAATGGGACAAAAATAAACTAAGAATAAAAGTAGTTTATGATAACAATAATTATACAACACTACCTAGATATACTAAATTTGCTTGGTTAGAAAATATGGATAAAGTTCCTAGTGAACAATCTAAAATTAAAATCTTACCAGCAGTAGATAAAATGCAGAGAGATGTAGCTGACAGTGAACCTCAAACGAACACTAACCCGTTTGATAACACTCAGGAGCAGAGTGATCAGCAAAAACCAAAAGCTGATGAATCAAACGCTCCATTCTAAAATTTGACTATAATATACTCCAATAGGAGTACTATATATAAATAAGGGGGACATTAAGTTAGAGTCCCCTTTTTAAATGTCGAGTAGCTATAACGGTAGAGCCCAGAATCTTATTCTGGAGGTTGGAAGGTTCGAGTCCTTCCCTCGGCTCTGACAAGGTTTTCAGTTATCCTGGTTCAAAATCTGATTATTATCCCACTGGTAATCAGGCTAAATGTGGGGAAAAACTGATATAGAACTAGAGGTAGTTGTTGTCAAAACATGGATAAGGGAAAATATACCTTACCGATGGTTCGATTCCATCCTATCCTCTAGTTTTTAATTTATTAAATTATATTACAATGGTTTATAATACAGAAAAGATAAAACCTATTACAGAAGAAAATATTCTGTCAAAAACTACAGAGTATGATATATATTCTTATTATATTGGTTCTAAAGTTGAAATAGGAACTAAATTTAATAGTCCTTTAAGAAAAGATGATAATCCTTCATTTGGTTTATTTATAGCTAATAAAACAGGTAGATTATTATTTAAAGATATGGGTACTGGTCATACAGGCAACTGTTTTAAATTTGTACAATTATACTTATCTTTAAAAAATTATAAAGAAGCTTTAGAGAGAGTTAATCATGATTTGAATATAGGCTTATTAAGTAGATCAGATAAAGGAATTAAAGTTAAAACTACTTATAAACCATCTAGAACTAATATATCTATAAAGAGAAAATATATATCAAAAATAGATATTGAATATTGGTCACAATTTGGTATAGAACATAGTACATTAAGAAAATTTAAAGTCTATCCAATATATAAGTTTTGGATAAATGATAATATTTCAAAATTAGTATATTCCAATAGTAACCCAATGT